CTACGTTCTGGCGCACGTTGTACACGATAGATAATAATTGAGTCTTCTAATAATTCTTTTTGTTTATATACTTTAAATACAGGTTCGAGCATACTTGTACCAAATGGCCAGTATTGGTCTATACCTTCACTTAAAGATACATGAATAACATGCTTGGCATCAATCGCCGTTGTAGTAACATCATGTGCGAAACGTGAACCTTCTGGAGCACCAGAAGAATAACTTTGTTGCATACCAGCAGTAGAACTTGGAATACCCATCTTTTGATGGCCTGTCTGTGCTAATTTAACTGTGTCTGCTGTGATGTTAAGACTTTGCATATTGATGTCTAAATCTTTGATATAATAGGCTTCAATTTTCTTACCTTTACCTTCATTTACAACAACTTTTTCAACTTTTGCTGGATTTACCCAATATAGTTTATATGTTTCTGGGTCTCTAACGAATAATTGGTCACCATATTTGACTGTATTTCTAAAAATTCTAAAAATACGTTGGTTCATTTTATTCATTGAACACCATTGACGTAGTGATTTCTGAAGAACTTCGTTCTCAGTAAACGATGGGTCATCATTGTATTGAATGTTAAATGGTAGTTTAGTAGTTTCACTAAACAAGGTAGAAAATTCTGCGATAGTATCTAACGCCGCATTAACCTCTGAATCCATGTCCATTTGGTCATATTGACCATATCTTTGGGCTCTATTGGGTTGTCCCATATAGACTTCTGGTAGCCAACTGCTATATTTTGAACTGGATGCATTGTTTGATGCAGGTCCAGAATCTACAGATGGGCGTGGAACACCATCATATGTTTTAAAGTACTTTTTCCAAGTCATAATTTTATCCTAATTCTATTTATAATAACATATCCCATGTTCATTGTCAACCCTATCCTACTATTGTTTAAACTCGGCGAGTAAAGCGTTTAATGTTGCCATTGTCTTGTTCATTGTTGCTTGAAGTGCCGCATTTTGTTCTTCAGCATTCTTACCCCATGGAGACCAAGACTCGGTCTTCGTGGTACCTAATAATTGTTTGGCTAACATTTCATAGTCAGCAGTTGCCTTTTGAAGGAAATCTTTCGTTAATGTTCCTTTATCTTTCTGCTCATATAAAGATTCTGCTAAATTTAAACTATCTTTCGCAAAAGACCTATGAACGCTTCGGTCTGCCACTAGACTTCCGTCAACTCTTTCAGTGTAACCAGCAATAGACATGAAATCTACGTTTTCGTTGTTGCCAGGTAACATATTGGCCATTATGGTACCGAATTGATATACTCCTCTAGACCAAATGTTGCCAGCCCTCTCCACCGTTATAGCCATATTATTGGCACCGTCTATCAAATTTGCATTGGCAACGATAGTATCTGCATGAACAATGGATGTTACTCGATTAGATTCAGTTAATGCTTCTAAATTTGTAATATATCCTTCCATAACAGAGTTCATCGCACCTTCGCCTCGTGCTAGTGCTTGTATCAATTCGTCTCTAAAGTTTACCACTGCTTTGTCTTCACGAGTGCCGCCACTGATTCCTTGAGCGACTTCTGCCATATTTTGTGCCATAGGATTTATCTGTGCCAATAATTGTAAGATTTCACCATCATTAGCAAATGCGAGACTTCTTGAAGAGCCTTGCCCATATTGTTCCATATAACCTTGAACAACACCAGGCAAATTATTTGCCATGAAACTTTGAAACTGTGCATCTCCGCCTTGGGTAAACTGTCCAGCGGCTTCATTAACAAATTGTATTAGTTGTTGTCCTAATGCATTTCCCGACATTTGCTGAAATATTGCAGTCTGTTGGAACATCGATTCAGAACCTGCTCCCATTCTTGCCGCTAATAAATCTCCTATCGGATTATTCATACCACCTGCAAAAGACATCGCCCCCCTCAGTGAATCTTGCATTGCTTTTGGAAGAGTTAATAACATACCTTTTTCAACGTCACTAAGACTGTTCTTCAATATCGTTGCCGCTTCTTCCATTGAAACTTTTAATACATTTGAAGTTGCCTGTACGTTAGACATGAAACTTTCCATTCCTCTGGCTAAATCTGCATCTGACCTACCTCGAAGTTGTCCTGAAAGTCGTAACGAGTCTAGATATTCTCCAGATATACCAACTACTTGACCAAATTCTAAAGCAAATCTATCCATTAATCCCTCTGGACCTCTGGCCATGCTGTCAACAAAATCTAAAGTACTCTTTACTCCCACTATACCAACAGTTTTTGCAAAATCTTTAGTCATTTCTGCCGCCATACCAAAGGTAAATCCAGTACTACTAATTGTTTTTGCTATTGAGATGAATCCCTCATTCATGCCACCTATTCCATCCATCAAACCTGTTTGACGTAATTCTGATGCCATATCAAATCTTTGTTCAAATCCAACTTGAGATGCTTCTTTTACTGCGCCAATACTCGCCAGAGCGGTGGCGGCTACAGCAGACATTTTCTTCCAGTTTGCTTTTTTCTCTTCGCCGTCTACGGCTTTTTCTGCTTCATCTCTAGACATTCCGGCTGCCAAAAGATTTTCTATTTTTTTAGTATGTATAGTGTGTTGTTTTTGATTTTTAAGCAGTTGGTCAGCGACTTCTTTATCGCTCATTGCCATGCTTTGTAATCCACCAAGGAACTTTTGTCTGTAAGTTTGAGTTTGACCACGTGCAGTTGATTCTGATTTTGCACTTGTGCTTTCAGTCCTATTATTTGTACGAAGTTCAGCCTTAATTGCGGCAAGTTCTTTTGCAGATAACTGTTCGCCACCCTTTACTGCATTGAGTAAATTGAGTATTGACGTGTTTTGTGTTGAAATTTGTCTTAATGTTCCTGCAATTTTCGTTGCTGTAGCCTCAGTAGACCATTGCTGAAGACTGCCGCTTATACCGGTAATAAAAACATCTTGTTCGTCTGCCATTGAAAACCCTCTAAATTGTGTTATAAAACTACGTAGTTATTCTCAAAGATAAATAATTATGATAGTTATGTCTATACTTAATTATTAACTTATTATACTGTATTTATCAAAAGGACAAACAATGAACACCAATGAGAACCCATTATCAAAATATTTCCGTAAACCGGGAATATATGTACAAATTCCAACCGGTGGCAGATTTAATCCAGAAATAGAAAAAACTGTATTGGACGAGTTACCTATACTTCCGATGACTGCTATTGATGAAATATCAATGCAGAATCCCGATGAACTACTTAACGGCGAGGCACTCATAAATCTCATCAAAAGTTGTGTTCCGGTGATTCCAAATCCAAGGAATTTATGCAATGTTGATGCAGAAATGATATATCTAGCAATCAAATATGCAACGTATGGCAAAAACGTTCAACATACCCACACTTGCTCTGAGTGTAAAGAAAAGGCAGATTACAATATAGATATCAATCATATTCTTGAAAAGTTTCCAGAAATAACTGAAATTCCTCCAATTGAACATGAAGATTTAAAAATATTTATAACTCCGCCAAAATTAGACAGTCTAACAACACTGGCTCTAATGGAAGTTGAACAATCTCGCATATTAAACAAAATCAAAGAAACAGGAGAAAGTGATGATAGCGATGAAATTGCTATGGCAAAACAATTTGCTCTCAGTTTCAGAAAAGTATCAAAACAGAACATAGACCTATTAATAAGTTCTATCGACAGAATTGAAACACCTGACCAAGTTGTTACTGACAATACAATGATTGAAGAATTTATGGAAAATGTTCCAAGTAAGGTCGTAAACGATGTAAACAAGGCGGTAAGTGTTGCATCTCCAAATTTACAAGACATATCAACGTTTGAATTTGCTTGTGAGGCATGCAAAAGCAAGGAGAAAGTTACTTTCCAACTAAATCCTGTAAATTTTTCCTCGGCTGGTTAAAGACTGCCAGCGACACTGAAGTAATAGAGAAACAAGAGTCTTATAAGAAATCACTTGAATCTCTACACAAATCCTTGTATAAACTAACTTGGTATATGCGTGGTGGCGTCAGTATATCTGAACTCCATGATATGCCTATTAATCATATAACGTATCTAAATGATATAGTTTCTGAGAATTTTGAGATGAGTAAGAAGGCTGGCGTACCTATTTTATAAAAAAATACAAAAAAGTTACAAAAAGGGTTGACATCCCTTTTCCTTTGTGTTAGTATGTTCAACATAACTAATATAAATCGATTCAAATCTAATACAAATCCCCAAAGAACTAATAAAGAACTAATACGGCATTACATAGTGGAACTGTTAGTCGGGATGCCGACTCGGGATTGAGGGCGTATATTTTACATACGTTCGGATAAGTTGGGTGAACTCCGACACTGCTTCTCGTTAACCACAAAATTGTTTGTATCAAAACATTCAATACTCTAAAGGTATTGAATGACTAGTATTTACCGTACAGAAATGTACAAACCGCAGGTAGGTTAAAAACACTACCAACTTTGATGATATTTTATTCTATGTGGATTATTCAAAGTGCCGTTGGGTCGAAAGACGCAATACTAAGTTACGAGGGAATCGCCAACCGACCTCGCCATTGCTAGTGGCTAACTTAGACATAGAGTCTGATGAACTTGACAAGTATCTCAGCAGTTGCCCAGTCGGATGGGCAATTGTGTCTTCCGAACTGACAAGCGGATAAATAATATTGAATTGAAAAAAGAAATATCGAGGAAATCGAAGATTTCCGAAGATATTAGGTCTTTAGACCTATTAGAATGAGAACACCATGAGTGAATGGACATATAAAAATAAAGTTGTAGATGAATTACCTGAGAATGTTGAGGGATTTGTGTATATAATTACAAATCTTGTAGATAATCGTAAGTACATTGGTAAGAAGTTATCACGATTTAAAACAACAAAACCACCTCTTAAAGGCAGAAAGAACAAAAGACGTGGATATAAAGAAAGTGATTGGAGAACTTATTGGGGTTCTTCTGACTATTTAAATGCCGATGTAAAAAAATTAGGCCAAGATAAATTTACACGTGAAATACTCCACTACTGTCCTAGTCGTGGTGCAATGAGTTACCTAGAAGCAAAAGAACAATTTGACCGAAGAGTCTTAGAAACAGATGAATACTATAATGGTATTATCAATGTACGAGTGGGAAGTTCAAAAATTCTTACTGAGTATCTAAAAAGCCTTAAACAAAAAATATAGGCGCCAATAACCACTGATATATTCCTAAGAAATCAATAGCCAAGAAGAAACTATTCTGAAAAATCATTGGCTTATCCTTTAATCTTAAAAATACGAACAGCACAGTCATATGTCCTGTTGCGAATAATGGAAAAGCCCATTTAGATTGTTCTATATTCAGAGATATCAATACTCCAGCAAGAACAAACATAAATGTCGCAAACCATTTCAAATTTTCATAGTTTTTACTAGTCATTGGGATTTCTCTCATAAAGATACGTTGATGTATTTAGACAAAAAAGAAAAAACCCGATACCATTTCTGGTACCGGGCCTTTTGTCGAACTCCTCTATCGTTCTGATAGAGTATCAACTAGAGGCCAGTGTCGATGAGAGAGGTTTAGAGGAGACATAGGCTTCCGTTGATTATATAATACTAACATACTGGACCATCAAAGTCAAGTGGTTTTAGTATTTTTTTTACATATTATTCTTTTTTTCTTGGATTTCTGCTCTACGTACCTTAGTAAGTTTGCCAAGATTACCTAATGCCTTTCTGGCACGAGCGGCTGAGGCTTTTACACCCTTTTCTTCAAACTTAGCATTTTCTGCCTGGTAAGTTTCAACTGCTTCCATAATTTCTGCATTTGTACTCATATATTTCTCCTATATTGTAGTGGTAGTTTCCTCTTCATGAGAAAAACTTGTAAAACCATTCTCTTTTATTACATTTAGAACGCTTTGTACACGCCCTTGCAATTCGTCTTTGTGTGATATCAAGTACACACTTCTATTTCCATCTCTTGCCATCTTCTTAAGAACAGCAAGTGAGGACTCGACACCATTGGTGTCTAATCCGCTATCTATCAATTCATCAACAAATAACACGTTAATTGTGCTGTATAATGACTCAAATATGTCACGGAAACTCCAACTTAAACCTAGTATAAGTCTATTCCTTTCACCTCTAGATAAGTTATCAAAGTCTAAATCACGACCCATTTCAGTGATTTCTACTGTTAAATCGCTCTGGAATACAACATCATGTGGTAATCCTAGTCGGTCTAAGTACCTTGCTAGACGTTGATTTAAATAACTTAAATTCTGGTCTATAATCTTTTTACGTATAAAACTGTCTTTGTTAGTTAGTAATTTTAATAAGAATTCTTGGTGTTCCTGCAAAGAAACCAATGAATTCATGTGTCCATAGTCTACTTCTTCTAAGGCACTATCACGCATATCTGCTATTTGTTCTGCGTATGGGTCCTCAGTGTTCTTGTTTAGTTCTATTTGTTCTGCTAATTTCTCTACAGAAGTTTGATGTTCGTAAGCATCAGATAATGTCTGATAGAAAGTAACAGGTTTCTCGCCAATATCTCCGATACCCTCGATTAAAGTATTGTGTTCAGTCCATGAAGTTTGATTTACGGTAAGTTGGTCTACTGCTTCCTTCCTCAGTGTATTTTTATTTGTCAGTATCTCGCCTTGTTTCTCATCATGAATTTCTTGACCACAAGCATGACATTTGTGTTCTTCAATTAATTTTATTTCGTTATCTAATCTTTCTATTAGTTTATTTTGTTTTGAGTTGTCAGACTCGATGCTATCAATCCAAGAAGTTGCTGTAGATTTTGCCGTCATATTTTCATTATATGTAACTAACAAAGCATGGTTCTTTAGTTCAGATTCTATATCTAAATGTGTTAATGAAGATAGTTCGGTTTGTAATGTTACTAAATCTGTTGTTTGTTTATTTGTCCAAACTTTCTGTCTACGTTCAATGTCTTTGATGCTTTTAAGAATACGAGCATTCGTATCTTCTTTGCCTTTGAGTGAGTATTCTTCTTCTTTTATTTGCTCTCTTGTGTTCTTTGAAATCTCTTTGAGTGCTTCTGCTTTACGAGAGAGTTCTGTAATTCCTAGAAGTTCTTCGATAAGTTCACGTTGGTCACCAGCACGTAATGCCAGGAACGGCTCGGTATAAGTATTCAATGCAATAATATGTTTGAACATTGCATGAGAAAGACCAATAATGCTCTCAACTTCAACTTGAGTCAATCGCATCTCTCCTTGACCTGCATTCTCTACGTTATTATCACCGAGTTCCATACCATCACGCATAAAATGAAATACATTAGGAGAACGACCACGTTCAATTCTATATTCATTTCCGTTGTATGTGAAATCAACAGTAACCATCATACCTTTACCATTGGTTTTGTTGATTAGATTGTTCTGTTTAATATTTGTAAGTGCTTTGCCATATAAACCGTACGATAACGCATTGATTAAAGTGGTCTTACCAGTTCCGTTTCTTGCACCATCACTACCTAAATCAACATTATTACCCAAAACTAAAGTTAGTTCATTTTGGTTTAATGTTACAGCCTGGGTTACGTTGCCCACACTCATAAAATTTCTTATTGTTATATTCTTAATTATTAGCAAACTTATACCTCTCTTGCGTATGTTCCATGTTGTATCGGGTCAATCGACAATTCGTTGACATTGATATACTCTGGTTGATTGATTGCCCATACTACTAACTCTGCAATGTATTCGACATCAATCAGTTTTCTGTCAGGATGTTTCTTCATCACACTTGATGTTGTTAAACTTCCTGGCGAAATTAGTGTTGTTTTTATATTACTACCACCCATTGCTTTATAAGTCAAATCTCTATTATAGGCTTTGAGTGCTTTCTTTTCTGTTGGATATCTCCAACTTCTTCCCTTTACTCCAGTGTCAGCAGTTGACCCTATGTTTATAATATGTCCCTTTCTTTCTGCTAATTCCATTGCATTAAAAATGCTCTCAGCAATCATAACTTGCTGGAATTTCCATATTGCAGAGTTGTTTATAAAGACATCAAAGTTTTCATTGATATAATACTCTGCTAATTTGTGTTGTCCATCGTTGGTATCTAACTGATAGCCATTACTTCTACTTGCAGTTTCGTACTCGATGTCAGGCATTGTGTCAAACAGATTGCACATAGCCTCACACAAGCCGTACTTACGACTTCCTGTAATTAGTATCTTCTTCATAAATTATTATAAATCTCAATAAGTACATTTTTGTCAAAACTACCATTATCATCTAATGATGCTAACTGCGAAACGACAATTTCATCTATTGTTTCAAAATGTATTTCAGCACCAGTATCGTTTTCGTGTTCATTGCTTTTGAGTGGTACTAATGTTACATCTCGTAACTTGTATGTTTCTACAAATGTATCCTTAATAAAATTTGCTTCTTCGTAAGAAATATCAATATCTAGTGTTATCTTTACATTTGTTTTAGGTAATAGATATTCATCTGGTGCATCTAATAACGTTGATAGTGCTATTGTTCTGTACTTTGGTGCATCTTTCCAAGTGAAGAACTCTGGTTCTTTATCCCACTCTAAGTACATCCATCCTCTATCATCATCCCAGTTGTCTGAGAAGTTGTGAGGAAACGCATTACCAATATAAATTACGTTATCTTTTACTTGACGTTTATGAAAGTGTCCAGTGAATACATAATCTTGATTCTTGAACATATTGCCTTTTAACCCACCGGTGTCTGGCATTTCTATCATTGCATTGAGTTGAAATGTAGGTAACTCTAAATGAGCAAAGATGTATTTTGATTCTAATCTGGGAATTTTCTTCCATTCGTCACCGACTAACCATGGAACAATACCAACATTACCCTCGACTAGTGTATCTCTGACTAAGACCACATTAGGAAGGTCGTCAATGAATTCCATAGAATTCACATCACGTGTTTCACGGTAGAATAGGTCGTGATTGCCCAAGATGACATAAACTTTATTGAATGCTTTGCTTAGTCTACGTAGACCAGCAAGACTATATTTCATCGTTGATATGTTTAGACTTGACCTGTTGTGGTGCCAATCGCCTAAGAATATACAAGTTTCACAATCTCTTTTCTTTGCGTCCTCGATAAACCAATCAATGAAATCTAAACAATCCTCATTATGTTGTTTTGCGTTGTTCTTCATACCCCAATGGATATCTGTAAAACAAGCGGCTTTCTTAAATAGGTTATTAGTCATTGTCGGCATAAATCTCTTTAATGGTTTCTGTTGGAATAGCATCGTCTGTAATTTTTGTTTTTACGACTTTCTGCCAACGCTCCTGAGATTTCATTTCGT